TGGAACACGGACCTAGCGCAAGCCAAGTCGATGCGTTGCGGCAACTGCGCTGCGTTTATCCAAACACCTGAAATGATTGCCTGCATCACGGGCGGCATGGAGGGTGACGAAGAGGGCGAGTACGAGAACGGCGAAGAAGGTGAAGAGAACGAAGGCCTTGAAATGGCCGTGCAAAACGCCGCTGATCTTGGATACTGCGAATTATTCCACTTTAAGTGTGCAGCGGCACGCACTTGCGATGCTTGGTTGGTTGGCGGACCCATTACATCAATGGCGAACTCACGCCGCCAGCGCGAAGCTGTCGAGTTTCAGCGCGTAAACTTTATGCGCGATGAGGATTAAATGATTAAACGCGGATCAGAAACGTTTTCTGGGTACAACAAACCCAAGAAAACACCGAACCACCCTAAGAAAAGCCATGCTGTATTGGCGAAATCGGGTGATGAGGTCAAGCTGATTCGTTTTGGGCAGCAAGGCGTTCAAGGTTCACCGGAAGGCACCAAACGCAACGAGGCATTCAAGGCGCGTCACGCGTCAAACATTGCCAAGGGCAAGATGAGTGCGGCTTACTGGGCCAACAAAGTGAAATGGTGACACATGGACGTTGAAATGAAACTTGCTACCGGTATTAAGTCCGGTGAGCCTATGGATGAAACTGAAGTGCAAGCAGTTGTTGCGGCTGAACTGACGGATGCCGTTAACTTTATTGACTTGGAGATTGGCAATCTTCGCGCCCGCGCTACGGAATACTATTTTGGCGATCCATTTGGCGATGAAGAAGAAGGACGCAGCCAAGTCGTTTCCATGGATGTGCGCGACACGGTGCAGGCCATTCTGCCAAGCCTTATGCGCATTTTCTTCAGCAGCGAAAACGTTGTGCAGTACGTTCCGCGCAGCGCCGAGGATGTGGCTATGGCGGAGCAGGCCACAGACTATGTGCGTTACATCCTGAACGAAGACAACAATGGCTTTGTGCTGTTTCATTCGATCTTTAAGGACGCACTGGTACGCAAAACAGGCGTGTGCAAATGGTGGGTTGACGAGAGGGAAGAGGTCAAGGCTGAAACCTACAGCGGGCTGGATGACGCGCAACTTACATTAGTTTTGAGTCAAGACGGCGTTGAAATGGTGGATTTGATCTCAACTGAAGATCCTTCAGCGCCACCGCCAATCATAGACCCGCTAACCGGCCAGCAGTTAACGCCAACCGTGATGATTCACGACGTAAAGGTTAAGCGCAAAATTATCACCAAGCGTTTCCGCGTTGAATCATTGGCGCCTGAAGAGTTTATTGTTGATCGACGCGCCAGAACGCTTGAAGATGCCGACATTGTTGCGCATCGCAAGTTGGCAACCGTATCCGAATTGGTTGCTATGGGCTATAGCCAAGAGGAAGTGGAAAGCAATACTGGTGAGGATGAGCTTGATACCAATATTGAGCGCATTGCCCGTAATCCTGCGCAAATGATGTTTGGCGAATCAGCTAATAACCCTGCGCAGCGCCGTGTACTTTATACAGAATCTTATATCCGTTTGGATATAGACGGTGACGGCATAGCCGAGTTGCGCAAGATCTGCACCATGGGTCCGTCTTATAAGATCGTTGCCAACGATCCGGCGGATGACATCCCATTTGCTTATTTCTGTCCTGATCCTGAACCGCATACGCTGTTTGGCATGTCCACGGCTGATGTAACCATGGACATCCAGCGCATCAAATCCGTAATCCTGCGCAATATGCTTGATTCGTTGGCGCAGGCCATTCATCCGCGCACAGGCGTGGTTGAGGGCCAAGTAAACCTTGATGATGTGCTGAACAACGAGAACGGCGCGATTATCAGGATGCGTGCGCCAGGTATGGTCCAGCCCTTTACTACGCCATTTGTTGGTCAACAAGCCTTTCCGATGATGGAGTACATGGATCAGATCAAGGAAGCCAGAACTGGTATGTCCAAGGCTTCTATGGGTTTAAACGCTGATGCGCTCCAATCAACCACGCGTTTGGCGGTGCAAGCCACGGTTCAGGCGGCGCAGCAACACATTGAATTGATCGCTCGCGTGTTTTCCGAAATAGGCATGAAGCGTTTGTTCAAAGGTTTGTTGCGCCTAGTTACGCGCCACCAGGATAAGCCACGCGTTATTCGGCTGCGCAATCAGTGGGTGGAGGTCGATCCTCGCGGTTGGGACGCCGCCATGGATGTAAGCGTGAACGTTGGCTTAGGCACGGGCGGCATTGACGAGAAAATGCAATTCTTGCAAGCGATCGCTGGCAAGCAAGAGCAAATCCTGCAATCACTTGGCCCAAGCAACCCTATTGTCACTATTGGTCAATACGCCAATACGCTAACCAAACTGGTTGAAATGGCGGGTTATAAAGACTCAACACAATTTTTCAATCAGTTGCCAGCAGATTACACGCCACCAGCGCCGCAGCCACAGCCTGATCCCACACAAGCCTTGGCGCAAGTGCAGATCCAGAGCATTCAAGCGGACATTCAAAAGAAAGCCGCCGAACTTGCCCTGGAGCGCGAAAAGATGATCCGCGCCGACGACCGCGAGCGCGATCGCATCGCGCAAGATGGCGTATTGAAGCGTCAAGAAATGGAATTGAAGTACCAAGTCAACCTTGCTGCAACGCAAGCAGAAATTGATGCCCGTGTGGCGATGGACCGCGAGCGGATGCAACTGGATGCCATTAACCAATCACAGCAAGCCGTTACGGCTGCACAGCCCATGCAATGACACCTGATGAAAAAATAAGACGAGCACAAGACGCGCAACGGATTATTGAATCCGCGTTGTATAAAGAGGCTTACGCAAAAATCCGTGAGCAGTTATTCGATGAGTGGGTAACATCGACGGATGCAAAAATTAGGGACGCACTATGGCACGAATTTAAAGCCGTGGAACGCGTCCAAACTTTTTTTGGTAGTGTCATCACTGAAGGCACGTTGACTCGTATGGCGGCAGACCGCCAACGAAAACAGGCCCATCTTGAGGGATCACGATAAATGAGCGAGAATGTTGCAGTACCGGTTGAAAGCGAAAGCACAGCCGGGTTAACGGTGGCGCAAGCCGCCCAAGCCTTTGAGTCGATGTTTGCCGAACCCGGAGAACAAACAGAGGCTGAGGCACAAACGGATGAGGCACAGGCCAAATCCGATGATGTTGGCGATGCAGAGGATGAATCGGTTGATGGCGAAGTAACCGAAGAGGCCGAAGCGTCGAGCGAGTCTGAAGAAACTGAGGAACAAGAACAGAACACTGAGCCACCTAAGTTCACCGTCAAGGTTGACGGCAAAGAAATGGAGGTGCCGCTCGATGAGCTGCTAAACGGTTATCAGCGGACAGCAGACTACACACGCAAAACGCAAGCACTGGCTGAACAGCGCAAGGCCGCTGAGTCGGAGCTAAATGCGGTGCGTGAAGAGCGGCAAACTTACGCTCAGTTGCTCACGGCGTTGCAAGCGCAACTCCAGCAGCAACAAGAAAACCCAGTTGATATGGAACGTTTGTATCAAGAAGATCCTATCGAGTGGGTGAGGCAAACCGAGTTGCAGCGTCAACGCAACGAGAAATTGGCAGCATCGCAAGCCGAACTCCAGCGTTTGAACCAGTTGCAACAAAGCGAAGCGCAACGCGCCATGAGGGCACGCTTAGAGCAAGAAGCGCAACTTCTTGTGGAGGCCATACCCGAGTGGAAAAACGCCGATACGGCTAAAGCCGAAAAGGCTGCGTTGATTGAATTTGGATTGAAAGAAGGGTTTCAGCAGGATGACTTAAAAGGCGTGAGTGATCATCGCGTTGTCAAACTGTTGAGGAAGGCTATGTTGTACGACAGGATTATGGCGAAGCAAGCCACCGTCAAGCCGCAACCCACGCCGGTAGCAACGAAAGTGGTTGCACCAGGCAATCCAAAAGCCGCCAAGCCTCAGTCGAGCGAAGTGATCCGAGCCAAACAACGCCTCGCCAAAACGGGCAACGTTAAAGACGCTGCCAGACTGTTTGAACATCTTATCTAAGGAACTGACATGACTATCGCAACAAATACGTTCCTCACTTACTCTGCAAAGGGTATTCGTGAGGATTTGAGCAATCAGATTTACAACATTTCTCCAGAAACCACTCCTTTTATGAACAACATTGGTCGCGGCACCGCTTCCAATACTCTGTTCCAGTGGCAGACTGACACGTTGGCGGATAACACCACCGCAAACGCGCAGCTCCAGGGTGATGATCTCAGCACTTATGATGCTGTTACGCCAACCGTTCAGTTGACCAACTACACGCAAATTTCGCGCAAGTCGGTTGTGATTGCCGGTACGGTTGAAGCTGTCAACAAAGCAGGCCGCAAGTCGGAGTTGGCCTATCAGTTGGCAAAGCGTGCAGCAGAACTGAAGCGCGACATGGAAACCATCATGCTTGCCAACCAGGCCGCATCGGCTGGTGACTCGACAACGGCTCAAAAGACCGGTTCGTTGTTGGCGTTCATCAAGACCAATACGGACAAAGGCACGAATGGTGCAGATCCTTCCTACACCACGCTTCCTAACGATGACCGTTCCGATGGTGTTACCCGTGCTTTCACGGAAACAATCCTGAAGAACGTGCTTCAGAAGGTGTGGGAGCAGGGCGGCGATCCTTCGATCGTGATGACCGGCGCCAAGCAAAAGCAAGTGGCTTCCGGCTTTAACGGTATCGCTACGCGCTATCGTGATGTGCCTGCTGGCAAGCAAGCACAGATCATTGGCGCAGCAGACGTGTATGTCGGAGACTTCGGCCAGGTCAACATCGTCCCGAACCGCTTTATGCGCGATCGTGACGCGTTTGTTCTTAGCCCTGACTACGCAGGCGTGCATTTCCTTCGTCCGTTCCAGCAGACCGAGTTGGCGAAAACGGGCGATGCTGAAAAGCGTCTGTTACTTGCTGAGTACGGCCTTGCCGTATACAACGAGAAAGCGCACGGCCTTGCCGCTGACCTTTCGACCTAAGCAGTAACAAAGGGACAGGGAGGGAAACCTCCCTGTTTTTACATGGAAAAACAGTTATTCGAGCATGATCCGTTCCTGGGCCTAACGCGCATTTGGTACTACGACGAGGCGACAGACACAGCGGTGATTGAAACGGTGCAGGATGCCACGCCAATCATTGAGCGCAATAAGACGCTGTTCAATCAAACAGACGAGCGCAAACCCTGGAAAGAAGACGGATTAGGAACCTTAGTTGCCAGCATTCCGATGAATGTGTACGCCGACCTAGCGCACAAAGGCATTACACGGGATCAGGCGGCGATGAAAAAGTGGTTGAACGATCCTGAAAACCGACATTTCCGTATACGACCAGGGAGGGTATGAGATGGAGAAACGAATCATTAGTGTGTGCGTCCCGGCAAGGGACGAAGTGCATTCAGACTTTGCGTTTGATTTAGTCAACGCAGTGTCGTTTCATGTGGCGCACAACCCCAATGACATTGTGAATGTCAATATCAGCAAGGGTACTTTGCTGGTTAGCCAGCGCTCCGAGCTGGTGATGACCGCCATGCAAGTTAATGCTGACGTTGTGCTTTTTATTGATAGCGATATGCGCTTTCCGCAAGACACGATTAAGCGAATGCTCGACCGAGATTTACTGGTAGTCGCTGCCAACTGCCCGCGCAGGCGAATGCCAGTGGGGCCAACGGCGGCAAACTACGATCCAGAAACGAACCGTAAGGTTCCTGTTTACACCGGTGAAGAAGACACGGGTGTTGAGCAAGTGGACGCTGTAGGCACGGGCGTCATGATGATTGACACAAACGTGTTTCGCGCCATCGAACCGCCTTGGTTCGCTACACCATGGGATATGGCGGCAAACGGCTATATGGGCGAAGACATCTATTTTTGCAAGCTGTTGCGGGATAATGCGATTCCGTTGTATATTGATCATGACCTGTCAAAGCACATTGGTCACATCGGAACCTGGGAATATAAGCATCAGCATACTTGGGCAATCCGTCCGCAAGAAGACGCATACCGCGAAAGCATTGGTCTTAAGACCGAATTGCGTAAAAAGGACGCTGCCTGATGGCCCTATCCACTTACTCGGAACTCAAGACGTCGATTGCCGATTGGCTTAATCGAAGCGATCTAACGTCTGCTATTGCTGACTTTATTACGTTATCCGAGGCCGAGTTCAACCGAACCGTTAGGGTTCGTCAAATGATTACGCGTGCCAACGCGACGATTGATAGCGAGTACACACAGTTGCCATCGGATTTTCTTGAAATGGAAAATCTGGTGCTATTGCTCACCACGCCAACCAAATTGGAGTACCTGAGCGATGAACAGGCTGATGACTACTTTACGCGTTATTTTTCGGCGGCTGGTACGCCGCGTTACTACACGATTGTTGGCGATACGTTTAAGGTTGTGCCATCGCCTGGGACGGATACGACGCAAGCGCAAATGACTTACTACAGCAAGATTGCGGCGCTATCTGACACCAACACATCAAATTGGTTGCTTACCAAGCATCCTGATCTTTATCTTTATGGCGCATTGCTTCAATCAGCGCCATATTTGCAAGACGATAACCGCATTGTTGTATGGAACTCCGCCTATGAGCGCGGTATTGCCTCAATGAAGCTAGAGCAAGAACGCGCTAACTACAGCGGCACGACACCACGCGTTCGCGCCAAACCGATGGGATAACTCCATGGCTAATTCATTTTCAGATTACCTTGAAAACAAAGTGCTCGAGCATGTGTTTGGCGGGTCGGCCTACTCGGCTCCGGCAACCATTTATGTTGGTCTTTTTACTGCCGATCCTGGTGAATCAGGGTCAAGCAATGAAGTGTCTGGCAATGGTTATTTGCGTCAATCCATGGCGTTTACCGTTTCCGGGTCTGCCGCTGCAAATACATCAGCCGTTGAGTTTCCTACCGCATCAGGATCTTGGGGAACTATTACACATACGGCGCTTTACGATGCTAGCACTTCCGGCAATATGCTTGCCGTTGGTCAACTGACAGCATCCAAATCCATAGGAACCAATGATGTCTTTCGCTTCAACGCAGGCGATTTCGACATCACGCTTGACTGATGAACGGTTACGGCGCTGGCGTCTATGGCATTAATATCTACGGGCAGGCGTCATATCAAGACGCGTCCGTTGCTATTGCCGCACAAAGCGCTGTTAGCGCTTCAGGGCAGCGTGTTGGCTTAGGCATAGCGGCAATTATTGCCGCTTCAACGGTACAAGTTGCCGGACAGCGCATTGGCTTAGGCATTACAAGCGTTACGGCGCAAGCCACCTTAAGTGTTGCAGCAAGCCGCGTATCGCAAGGCGCTGTTGCGATTAGCGCAGCATCGGCAACCACGACCGTTGGAACGCGCCTTGCGCAGGGCGCGGTAAGCGTTGGCGCAACATCACAAGTTAGCGCGGCTGCTAACCGCATCGCATCGGGCGCTGTCGCTGTAAGCGCTACAAGTGCGCTCTTGGCCGCAGGCGGTGTGCGCCAATTGGCTCAAGCGGTGATTGCGGCTACTTCAAGCGTTAGCGCAACAGGCGTTGAGAAATGGGAGCCTGTGCCAGGCCCGACTGATTCATGGTCAACTGTTACGGTTGATCCGACGTCATGGTCCGACCAATCAGACCCAAGTGACACATGGGTGCCGCAAACCGTTGTGGCGAGCGGCTATACCGTGCAAACCGTTCCATCAAAAACTTGGACGCCACAAGTTTCACCTTTTAGAGAGGCAGCATAATGGCTGATACCACGACAACGAATTTGCAACTGACCAAACCCGAAGTTGGCGCGTCAACTGATTCGTGGGGCGGAAAACT